ACTGATAGGTGAAAAAGGACCTGAGTGGGTGCTTAATGCTTCACAAATGAAAGACACTATTGAAAATGCTGGCATGACAGGTGTTAAGAATGTATTAGGTAAATTGCCAGCTGCCGGAGGCGGCGGTGGTGGAAATATTAATTTAAAAGAAATTGCCAGCAGCATCAGCACATCAATTAGTTCTGTAACAAAAGCACCTGCAGCCGCTAAATCTACAGCACCAATACCTACAGTAGTAGAACAGTCAATGTCTATGGGCAAAATGACTCTTAAAGATGATCAAAAGAAAATCTTTGATGAGATGATGTCGCTTAGTGATACACAATCTAAAGCAAAATTAGAATCAATAAAAGCAGAACATCAAGCTGCTATTAACGCTAACAAAGCATCAACAGCAGCTATTGACGCTATGGAAGATAAGTTAGAAGCTGAAGGCAAAAATATTAAAGATATTTCAGCTGAAGATCGTAAAAAATATGACGAGTTAAGAAAACAACAAAACGAATCTTCAGATGCATGGAATAAGTCTGCAGAAGCAATTCGTGCAGCTGAAAAAGCAGAGTCTACAAGACTGAATCTTCAAAAGATGGGGTACGAAGTAGGTGTTAAACAAGAAGAAGATAAAGCAAAAATAGTTGAAGAGCAAAGTGAAAAAATTAAAACTGACATTGCTAATGCATTGCCTGTTAAAGATATTGCTGATAAAGTAGAAGAAGCAAAAACCGTATTATCTGATCACCAAAAATCAGTTTTAAAATATGCCTACGAAGATGCTGAAGGCAAACAGATGCAACTGGACAACCAGAAGAATCGCATTAAAGGCGAACTTAATAGCATTGCAGAAAAAAATAAACAAATTGAAGACATACAAAATGCAGCCGACGGTAAAGAACTAACTAATCGAGAAAAGAGCCGCATTGAACGACTGCAAAAAGAAATTGAAGGCGGAAAAGAAAGTTTAAAATTTAGAGAAGAAGAACTATTTGTATATCAGAATTTAGATAAACTAAAAGCTGAAAATGAAATTAAGGCTAAAACAGAAACAGCCACAGTTGTTGAAAAACAAAATGAAAAGATCACAGCTGATATTAAAGACGCACTGGGTACAGCAACTGAAAAATTAACAGTTAATGATAAAGACGTAGATCCAAAGAGTGATGAAGGCAAAGCAGCACTTGACCAAATGGAAAAAGTCAAAATATTAATGCAATCTACTATGGGCGGCATTATAAAAGAGTTACCTAATGCATTAGGCACAGCAACTGAGAAACTAACAGTCAACGGTAAAGACGTAGATCCAAAGAGTGATGAAGGCAAAGCAGCACTTGACCAAATGGAAAAAGTCAAAGCTGAGATGGGTAAATTTTTTAAAGACGGTGTTAAGTCATTACCTACTAACGAAGCTGGCAAAGAAAAAGACTTTAGTAAAATTGTTGCAGGGCAAGATGCAGACATTAAAACAAAATATGACGAACTGTTTAAAGCAGTAAAAAATCCTTTTAGCGGTATTAAAAAAGATGAAGAAGTAGGTAAAGAAAAAGACTTTGGTAAGATTGGAGTAGAACAAGGTGCAGAAGCAGAAGCCAAAGCCAGATATGACGCACTTAAAAAAAGTGCAAGCGGTGTTGAAGATAAGCAAGAAGCTAAACAAATACCTAACGTACCAAAAGCGTCATCAATTGGAATTGATTTAAATTCTATAAACTTGCCAGGATTTGGACCGCAACTTAAATCGGGAACAGCATCTATACCTGAAAAGAAAGCCAGCCCTGGTAAGAAAATTAATCCAGAAACTGGAGAAGAATATACTCCAGTACCAGACAAAGCTGACAAACCAAAAAAAGAAGAAAAAGCATCTACTACGGAGACTGCAAGTAAGAAAGACGCTACCTTATCTGACGTAGTCACTTCTTTAAATATGTTAAATAAACAGATGGGACAGCTTCTTTCTCAGCAAGACGAACTTGGAAGAAAACAAATTCAAGCCACGCAAGCTAACAGTTCCAACGTTTACGCTAAACAATAAAAATTATGAGTTGGAAAAAATACTTCACACCTGTTAATGTTAATAACAACCCGTCTTCGGGTCCGTTGACTAACACTGGCGGCATGGGACCTGCACGTAAAAACTACAGTAGTTTCTTACCAGATGTGTATACAGGAGCTCCTAATAGAGTTGAACGTTATCTGCAATACGATACAATGGACATGGACAGCGAAGTTAATGCTGCCTTAGACATTATTGCTGAATTTTGCAGCCAAAAAAACAGAGAAAATCAAACACCGTTTCATTTGTTCTTTAAAAGCAAAGCAACTAACAGCGAAATTAGCATTTTAAGAGAATACTTACAACAGTGGGCAAAGTTACAAAATTTTGAAACCCGCATATTTAGAATTGTACGCAACGTATTCAAGTACGGTGATGCATTTTTTATTCGTGATCCTGAAACTAAGAAATGGTTCTATGTTGATGCCGCCAAGATTGTTAAAATTATAGTTAACGAAAGCGAAGGTAAAACTCCCGAGCAATATGTTATCCGTGACTTAAATCCTAACTTTATGGATCTTGTTACTACAACTATTAATCCTAATACTACAAATACCAATAACAGAGGCACTGCTTACGTAGCAGGTGGTCAAGCTGCTCGAGGAATGACAGGAGCCTATCCTGCATCAAGTAGCAGTTCTACAAGATTTGATATTCAACAAAATGAATTAGCAATAGATGCTGACCACGTTATTCACCTAAGCCTGTCCGAAGGATTAGACAATAACTTTCCGTTTGGCAACAGCTTGCTGGAAAGTGTATTCAAAGTATATAAGCAAAAAGAATTATTAGAAGATGCTATTCTAATATATCGCATACAACGTGCTCCGGAAAGACGTATTTTTTACATTGACGTTGGAAATATGCCCAGCCACTTAGCCATGGGCTTTGTTGAAAGGGTAAAAAATGAAATACACCAAAGAAGAATACCAAGTGCTACTGGTGGTTCTACTAATGTTATTGATTCAGCATATAACCCGTTGTCTATTAATGAAGATTACTTCTTCCCAACTACCGCTGAAGGACGAGGAAGTAAAGTTGAAACTCTACCAGGAGGCACGAATCTTGGCGAGATTGATGACCTAAAATACTTTACTAACAAGTTATTCCGTGGTTTACGTATCCCAAGTAGCTACTTACCAACAGGTGCAGATGACGGTGCAGCGCAGTATAATGATGGTCGAGTGGGCACAGCATACATTCAAGAACTGCGTTTTAACAACTACTGTATGCGTCTGCAGAGTCTAATGCAAGATCAGTTTGATCAAGAATTTAAACTGTATTTGTATGAAAGAGGTATCAACATTGATTCAAGTTTGTTTGAATTAAAGTTTCAGCCTCCACAAAACTTTGCAACTTATCGTCAAGCAGAACTTGATAACCAACGTATTAACACATACGGTACTATTTCACAACAAACTTATATCTCAAAACGTTTTGCTTTAAAGCGTTACTTAGGATTAAGCGAAGAAGAAATTGCAGAAAACGAACGCCTATGGGCAGAAGAAAACGGCAAAGGTGCACCTACAACAACTAATTCCAGTGGCGAATTACGTGGCGTTGGAGTAAGCCAAGCTGGGATAGAATCTGATACTACTGCATTAGGTGACGCAGTGCCACCACCAGGAATGCCAGATGCTACAGGCGCACCGGCTCCGGGAGCACCAGCACCAGCACCAGCTGCTCCGGCAACTCCGCCCGCAGCATAAATATTATTATGATACTTCGCGAATTATTTTACATAGATAAAGATATCAAAGCTATATCGGATAACCTACGTTACGATGGTGCTCGTGACTCTACTTCTATGAAAAAAGATGACACACGAAAAACAAAATTAACTCTTAAGCAAATTAACGAGTTACGTAAAGCGAGCGAACAACACATTCTTGAACAAGAAAAAGAGTTGGAATTTGTAGAACAAATGTACAAAGCACCAGCACAACCAGCAGCTTAAATTAAAAAAGCTAAAAAAACGCCATATTGCAGTATATTTTACAGTTTTGTGTAAATATATTCGACAGCCTTGCACAATACAATCATAGGAGACAAACATGACTGATCGATCAAAGTTCGAGCAGATGCTCGAGTATCTAATTTCTGAAGAACAAGACAAAGCCAAAGAGCTTTTCCATCAACTTGTAGTTGAAAAATCACGTGAAATTTACGAAACTATTCTTTCCGAAGACTTCGAAGATCTTGAAGAAAAGAAAGACGAAGATGACGAAGAAGAAGTAAAAGAAGTAGCTGATGATGAAGATGACGAAGACAAAGTTGAAGAGAATTTTGGCTTTGGAGAAGCAGACGACGAAGAAGAATTCGGCAGCGATGCAACTGATGATTTTACCGGCGATATCGAAGCTGGTGATGATGAAGGTGACATGGACGACATGGGCGGCGAAGGCGACATTGAAGATCGCGTAGTTGACCTTGAAGATGCACTTGACGACCTTAAAGCAGAATTTGAAAAAATGATGGGCGGTGAGGACGACATGGGCGACATGGGCGATGAAGAAGGTATGGACGACATGGGCGGTGACGACATGGGCGGTATGGACGATGAAGAAGAAGTTAAAGACAGCTTCAGCATCAGCGACAACTTCATGCGCGAATACATTGAAAAAGTTACTATGCCAAAGCACGGTGATGACGGCGTTAACAACAAGTCTATCGTAGCGAAAGCAAACAATATGGGCGGCACAACTGCTAATATTGTAAAAGGTGGCACAAGCGAAAGCGGTGGCACAAAAGGTGGATTAGCAAATCCATCTACTAAAGAAGAAAACTTTGGTAACATCAACGTGCCAGGTGGCAATGCAGGTAAAACAGCATTCAAGAAGAAAGAGCCAGGACACGGTGCAGAACGTAAAGGTAACGGCGACAACGGTGATAAGGGCGCAGGCTCTCCAATCAACGGTGCTCCAGGCCGAGCCAAATAAGGTTAGATAGATGAACTATCTTCGAGAAAATTTGAGTTTTGACCAGGCAAGAATAGTCGTTGAATCCGACTCTGCTGATGGTGGCAAAAATCTTTATATGAAAGGTATTTGCATTCAAGGCGGCGTTAGGAATCAGAATCAGCGTGTTTATCCTGTCAATGAGATTGGTAAGGCTGTCAAAACCCTGAACGATCAACTTGCAGGTGGATACTCAGTACTCGGAGAAGTAGATCATCCAGATGACCTAAGAATCAACCTTGATCGTGTAAGCCATATGATCACAGAAATGTGGATGGAAGGCCCTAACGGTTACGGTAAACTTAAAATCCTTCCTACACCGATGGGACAACTTGTCAAATCGATGTTAGAAAGTTCAGTTAAGTTAGGAGTTTCGTCACGCGGATCTGGAAACGTCAAAGAAGACGGTTCCGGTGAAGTGAGCGATTTTGAGATTATCACAGTAGATGTGGTAGCTCAACCAAGTGCTCCAGGAGCGTATCCTACACCAATCTACGAACACCTCATGAACAATCGTGGCGGTTATAGTAGCCTTCGTATAGCGAAGGAAGTGCAGGGCGATCCTAAGGCGCAAAAATATCTAAAAGAGAGCTTATTGAAAATAATAAGCGGACTCCAATAAAGAGGAGAATCACATGTTGGAAGCACTAAAATCTCTGTTTGAAAATAATGTGGTTTCTGAAGATGTCAGAGCAGAAATTGAATCTGCTTGGGAATCTCGCATTGTCGAGAACCGTACCCAAGTAACTCAACAACTAAGAGAAGAATTCGCACAACGCTACGAGCATGACAAACAAGTTATGGTTGAAGCAATTGATCGCATGTTGGGCGACCAACTACGCGAAGAAATTTCTCAATTTGTTGAGGATCGTAATCAACTTGCCGAAGCTAAAGCTAAGGTAGTTGCTAAGTCTAAGAAAGATGCTGAGAAGATGAAAGAATTTATCATTCGTCAACTATCAACAGAAGTCAAAGACCTACACGAAGATCAGAAACAAATGGCTGACAAGTTTATTAAACTTGAACAGTTTGTTGTAGAAGCTCTTGCACAAGAAATTGCAGAATTTCATATAGACAAAAAAGACATTGCAGAAACAAAAGTACGCTTGATCCGTGAAGGAAGAGATGCTTTTGCCAAAGTAAAAGGACAATTCATCCAACGTGCAGCTAAACTTGTTGAAAATACAGTTGAAACAACTCTGTCATCAGAGATTGGTCAACTAAAAGAAGACATTGAAACTGCTCGTCAAAACGACTTTGGTCGTAAGTTGTTCGAATCGTTTGCTAATGAATATCAAACAAGTTACCTGAACGAAAGATCAGAAACAAGTAAATTGCTCAGGGTTATAAACCTGAAAGAGTTAGAAGTTGCACAAGCACGTAATGATGCTTCGCAGGCGCAACAACTCGCAGAAAGCAAAGAATACAAAATTAAGGCTCTGGTGGAGAGCAAAGAACGACAAGAAGTTATGAATGAACTCATTGCTCCGTTAAACGGAAGTCAAAAGCAGATCATGACAGAACTACTTGAAAGTGTACAAACAACAAAATTACGTAGTAGTTTTGACAAGTACTTGTCAGCAGTAGTTGCTGGCGAAGCTCCACAAAACGTAAGGCACTGATAGAGGCAAAAGAGATAACAGGAAATAAAATTCCGAACAGCGCAAGTAGTAGCGAGACTGATAATAATATCATCGATATACGTAAGCTCGCTGGTTTAAAAATTTAAGGAGAAATTTAAATGTCAGAACTACTAACAAGCCGTTGGAACGAGACCAAGGAAGCCCTATTAGAAGGCCTACAAGGCAATCGTAAATCCGCAATGGCTGTAACATTAGAAAACACACGCAAGTATCTTGCAGAATCAGCAACAGCTGGTGCTACATCTGCAGGTAACGTTGCAACACTTAACCGCGTAATTTTACCGGTTATTCGTCGCGTCATGCCAACCGTTATTGCTAACGAATTGGTTGGTGTACAGCCAATGACCGGCCCAGTTGGACAAATCCACACCCTACGTGTTCGCTATAGCGATACATCAGGACCTGCGGGCGTAACAGCTGGTGAAGAGGCATTTAGCCCATTCAAGATTGCAGAAGCTTATTCTGGCAACACTACAACTGGTAAAGCTGCAACAACAGCTAACCTCGAAGGTGCTGCTGGTAACAAGATGAGCATCCAGATCTTGAAACAAACCGTCGAAGCTAAGACACGTAAATTGTCTGCTCGTTGGACATTCGAAGCTGCTCAAGATGCACAAGCCCAACAAGGCATTGACATCGAAGCAGAAATCATGGCTGCTCTTGCACAAGAGATCACAGCTGAGATTGACCAGGAAGTTCTTGCTTCGTTAAGCACACTTGCTGGCTCTGCATCTGAGACATACAACCAAGCTTCTGTATCTGGTACAGCTACATTCGTTGGTGACGAGCATGCCGCATTGGCAGTTCAGATCAACCGTGTTGCTAACTTGATCGCTCAGCGTACACGTCGTGGCGCTGGCAACTGGGCAGTTGTTTCACCAACAGCATTGACAATTCTTCAAAGTGCTACAACTTCTGCGTTTGCAAGAACAACAGAAGGCACATTCGAAGCACCTACAAACACTAAGTTTGTTGGTACATTGAACAACGCAATGAAGATTTATGTTAATACATATGCAACAAACGATGATGTTCTTATCGGTTACAAAGGTTCAAGCGAGTCAGACGCAGCGGCATTCTATTGCCCTTACGTTCCTCTAATGAGCAGTGGTGTTGTACTTGACCCATCAACATTCGAACCAGTCGTATCATTCATGACACGTTATGGTTATGTTGAACTAAGCAACACAGCGTCATCTTTAGGTAACGCTGCTGACTACTTAGGTAAGGTTGGTATCACAACAGCTAACGTTAAGTTTAGCTAATCAACATACCGAAAGGTTGTTAAAATTGAAAGGGCTCTTCGGAGCCCTTTTTCATTGTGAGCTAAATACATAGTACGACTTACACACGGTAAGTTTTATGCGGTAACCCACCGCGTATGGTCTAAAACGCCACTTTTCAAGGAGAAAATAAAATGGGACGTCCTTTAAACAAAAAATATTTTGGTAACCGTAACATCGGTACCGCAGTTACTACCGATGACAGCATTGGCGGTAAAGGAATAGCCAGCGTAACTATTGCTGGTGTCTGGAGTGGATTCACTCAAGCAACATCAACTGTTACATTTACTGCTCCACAATTGCCAGGCGGTGTAACAGCTACTGGTACTGTGACAATCACAGCAGGAGCTCCAACATTAGTCACAATGACTAACAAGGGTTCTGGATATACAGCATTGCCAACAGTTACTATCGCTGACAGCGATGTTGGCGCAGAAACAAGTGGTACAGCAACAGCAGTATTTGAAGTTGATACTGGCGCAGTTGGATCCTCAACAAATAACGAAAATGCTATTTCAATGACGGCATTTCTGCCAGGTGGTTCAGCTGGTCCAGTTGACATTATTCGTCAAGTTTCTACACGTCGTTACAAAGTAACAGACGGAACACGTACCGGTATTGTAACGTTGAAAGCATCAGTTGCCACAGCAGCCGGTGAAGGCAGTATTCGGTTAGTTGATACAACAGGAACTGGTACATACTTTGCTACTAAGTTAACAGCTCACAAAGCTACAATTACTCGTGGCACAGGTACACAGGCAGCTTTTGCAACCAATGATGCAGTAGAATGGAATATGACAGCAGCAACAGCAACATCGTTATTAATTGATAACGCTTAATTAGGTTAGTAATATGTCAGCAAAGATAGTTAGAGTTCATGGCGGCGACTACAAGATTATTGTAGGTTCTGATGTAACCTACGGTAATATCCTGTTGGATACTAATCCAACAGGATTAGTTGGAGCTCAAGGAAAGGTTACTATTACAGGTGACCTTGAAGTCCTTGGAAATACAACTACTATTGAATCAGAAACTCTAACTGTTGTAGACAATATTATTAGACTAAACGTTGGCGAGTCACCGTCAAACTTTGGGGTCAGTGCATTAGGCACATCATCAGGGCTTGACATTGAACGTGGCTTAGCCGCAAACTTTTTTGCAGTGTGGGACGAAACAGTAACAAGTTACGACCCCACCGGAGCTCTTGCAGCTCAACTTCCTCCAGATATACACGGAACATTTGTATTCCGAGATGCTAACTCTAATCTACGTGCAATTGGCACTAACAGTATTAATTCCAACGGCGGCAACTTAGCTTTAATTTGCAGCGGTGCTGGTATCATCACTGTTACTGGCACAGCCGATTATGAACGACAAGTTTTAAATTATTCTAATATAGGTGTTGTACTTACAATAAGTGCAATAGGTAGAACAACTAATGTAACAACAGTTATAACAACTGCACCTCACGGATTATTAACAGGTAACAGAGCTACTATTACTTGTTACAGTGATTCGTCATTTACAGCAGAAAGAGTAGCTGTTACATATCAATCTGCAACAAGATTTACTTATTCTAATGCAGGCATTAATGTTGCATTAGGATCAACACTTGGTGAAGTTAGACGTGATGTGATTAGGGATGATGATACTGTTCCTAACATGGCAGCAATTATTGATTATACTGCACATGCTATTTCTTCTATCTCTCAGAATACCATTAGAGAAAACGATACTAAAGTTCAAACTTACGATGCTGATATTTCAGGTGTTAGTGAAATAACATTTGAAGTAGATGGCGTTGAAAAAGCATCTGTCAACACATATGGATTAAATGTTGGTAATTTAAGATTTAATAATAACAGTATTTCTAACGTATCTAACGATAATATTTTATTAGACAACACGTTAAATATTGCAAATAAAACATCAGTACCATCTACTCCAACAGGCTATGTTAAGTTATATTCATCAAATGTTCCCGGAAACGGCGGCACAGGATTGTATTTTGTAAATACTACTGGAGTTAACGACGAGTTGGTAAGTAAGACAAGAGCATTGCTTTACGCATTGATATTATAAGGACAACAAATGGCAATCCAAAGCTCACTTTTATTAAACACTACCTCGGCTATCAGTCCTTCTGTTGCATCGGACATTGCAGTTACTACGCTGATATTTTGTAATTTAAATATACCAGACCCATTAGATACTTCAATAGGTAGACAGAATATTGACGTGCATGTTGTTGCCAGCGCAAGCATACCTACTAACACCAATAAGATTATTAATCAATTGCCAATTGATGCAGGCGATACATTTTCATTTAGTACAGAAAGAATAGTTTTAGGACAAGGAGATAGGATATATTCAAAAACAACTGATAACAATCAGGTAAGTGTTACTATAAGCTACGTAACTCTATAATTATGAAATACTTTCGCAGTCAAAATTTAAACCCGGGTAACATATTAGACAACACGGTTAGTGTATTGTCTAATGGTGATGTAGAAATAAATCCAACTAATAAAGTTACCATCAATGGCGATCTACTGGTTGTTAACGGAAACGTTCCTGGTCCAGAAGTTACTAATGTAATATATGTTACATTAGATGGCAATGACGACAATACTGGCCTTGGCGAAGGTCCTGATCAAGCCAAGCGAACATTAAAAGCAGCCTGTGCTATGGCTCAAGAAGGCACTACTATCTTTATGCGTAGTGGTGAATTTTATGAAGATAATCCTGTTAGAGTTCCGCCAAAAGTAAGTATTATTGGTGACAACTTACGTAGAGTTATTATACGTCCATTAAACGGACCACTCTCATTTAATATTTCTAATATTGTAAGAACCAACGGTTATGTCACTATCACTACTACAGCGGCCCACGGATTGAATGCACGAGATAGAGTGAGAGTTCGATGCAGTAACAATAGTATTGATCAAGTAGATGTTAATTTAACTGCTGTTACTTCTAACACAATGACCTATAGACAACCCGGTGCTAATATTATTCCTTCTGCGGCATCAGGTAAAGTATTACACGGTAGAGATATGATGTATGTTAATAGTCAATCATATATTGCCGGAGTAGTATTCAAAGGGCTTCAGGCTCCTGCGTATTGTATTAACATCGACAGTGATGCCATTGTTGATACATCACCATATGTTCAAAATTGTTCAAACATTAACGGACCATGGATGAGAAATGGAACTGAATGGAGACCGTTTATTACAGAACAGCCCGATTTAAACGGCACCATGGTCACAGGTCCTCGACCGTTGTTAGACAACGAAATAGCAGTAGGACAAGATACAATTTATGGCATTGACCTGGAAGGCGCAGGCGGCGGCATGTTAATTGATGGCGATCGTTACAGCAGTGAAACTCCTATTAAGTCTATGGTTGCTGATGCTTTCACACAGGTTTCGCAAGGTGGCATTGGTTTCCATATTACTAACTTTGGTTACATGCAACTGGTTTCTTGCTTTGCAGTATTCTGTTCAAAAGCATTTTATGCAACACGTGGTGGCTACCTATCTATCTCCAACTCGGTTATTGACTTTGGTACAGAAGGATTTGTAGCTGATGGATACTATCTTGATCCGTATGCCGAAGGTCGAGTTATTAACAGTTATTACTCATCTGTGGGATCAATTTCTGTTGTAACAGAAGGCGCTGGATATAATGGAACAAGTCCTATTGTAGTAACTATCGATCCGCCAGCAGCACCGGGTGGTGTACAAGCAACTGCAAGTGCAAACTATGATCCTATAACTGGTAAAGTTAATGCGGTTAGCATCGACGAACCAGGAACTGGTTATGCTGAAGAACCAACTATTATAATCAGCGGCGGCGGCGCAACAATTGACGCAACTGTGATTGCTAATCTAAATAGAAATAGCACAATATCTGTTAGTTACTTGCCAAGCAAACCGCAAGTAGGTAGTATTATGTTTGTTGGTACTAATCCGGTAGCACACTACATATCAAATACAGTGGGCAGTATTGCACCATTTACCTATAACGAAACTAAGTGTCGCAGAGATACTGGATACATTATTGACGGTGTGTATTATGATGCAGCTTTAGGCACAAATTATAACGCAGTTATCAACGGTAGATCATATAGACGAGCAACAGCTTCTGAAGTTATTGACAGTCAATTAACACAGACTGTGGGTGCTATTAATTATTTAAAAACATTATTAGCTGCTGAACTGTCTACTAATGCCACTGCTATTTCAAGAAGCAACAGTGCTATTACTGAGATAGTTGATATTATAGAAAACGGTATTCCTGCTGTTAACGCATTAACATTTCCAGACCCAACCGGTGCAAATACTAATTTAATCAGTGCCAAAGAACAACTCATTGACAACAGAGCGTTTATTATGGCAGAAATTACTGCCTGGATTGCAGATCAAGTTGCCGGTCCTATTGCACCATTTACTGGCGCATTTACCTACGATGCAGTAACATGTGCTCGCGATGTAGGTTATATTGTTGATGCATTATGCTATGATATAATTTACGGTGGTAACAGTGCAACAAAAATTGCAGCTCAGGCATACTTTGAAAATTCAGTATCTGTGCTACCAGCTGGCCAAATATTGCCAACAGCCGCAGCATTTGCAAGATTACAATCAATTGCACAAGACATCGTACAAGAAATTGCAGTAACAACATCTTCAACAAATATTGAAATTCAAGATGTCAGCGGCACACCTGCAACTGCAACAGAAGGTACTGAAGTTTTTGATTTAGTACAAATTATCATTGACGTGATAGTTGCAGGCAACACCAGTGGTATGCCATCAACATCAAATCCTTCAATTAGTTGGGCAGACGCAGGAATTCAAACCGCAGTAACTAATCTTGCAGCAAATAAATCAGCTGTGATTGATGATACAATTTTTTATATTGATCAAGAGTATGCCAGCTTATTCACATACGACCAACAAAAATGTAAGAGAGACGTTGGCATTATTTTAAATGCTGTGCTTGCAGATATGACTTTTGCATCTAATTACCAAAGTACTGCTGCCGGTGTAGCATACCTTCGTTCATACTCAAGCAAAGTTACCAGCTTACAAAAGAGTCAGACTATAGCTGGACTTGAAGAAGCAAGAGATCAGACATTAGCATTAACAGTTAACCCAACTGCAATTACTGATATTACTACAAATTTTAATATTGTAATTGATATTATTAACAATGGTTTAGCAAGTATTCCTACATTGGCATTGCCAGCACCAACATTAGTTAGAGGCGGCTTTGCTGAAGCGTCAGCAATACTTGATGCAAATAGAACATTTATTCAAGATGAAATTACAGCTTGGATTGCAGTAAATTATCCAGTACTTGCGGCAACTTACAATAGTGCCAAGTGTCGTAGAGACATCAGCTACATCATCGACGCAATGCGTTATGATATGACCTACGAAGGTAATACGCAAACAACCAATGCTGCATTGGCCTATGTTGAAGGCAGTGTTATATTTGGCCAAGTAGAAGAAACTCAAGACGCTTACGAATATTTAAAAACAATAGTAGGCGCTGTTATTACTAATAATACAATTAGTAGAAGTTTAGGTAATACCACTACTCAAAATGTATTATTACCAGTAGGCAGTCCAGCGCCGGCACCAAATAGTCCATCGAACATAGCTGAACAATTGTTACAGATTATTATTGACGAGATTGATCACGGTCCTGGATATATTCCAGATCCACTAAGCTATCCAGCATATACCAAAGGTGACAGTACTTTAAATTCAGTAAGACTTTCCATACTAACATCACTTACAGACATTCAAGATGCTGTAATATCTTTCTTAAATGTTACCTACGGCGGAAGTATAACGGTATCAGTATTTCCTGCAATTACTACAATTGCAGCTGGCACTGAAGTTAGTTTCCATAATGTATCTACAATTTCAACAGGCGGAACTGCCCTTGAATATGTTGGTGCCGGTGTTACCTACAACGCATTGCCGTTCTTTGGCGGAGAGCCAATTGCTGCAAAAGAACGAATTGAGATAAACAATGGTAAGTGTTTTACAGTTACTAACGATCAAGTTGGTAATTATAGAGTTGGAGAATACTTTACAGTTAATGCACTAACAGGTGCAGTAACTATTGATGCAGACAACTTAAATCTAAGCGGCCTTGCAGCCATTGGTCCATTTAAACGCAATGGTATTCCTGTAGGTATACAGTTACGAGAAGTTAGCGATAACAACAATTTAATTGCCAGCACAGGTACACAAGACGGAAACACTACACCAACACAACGTGCAGTGGCTACCTATGTTCAAAATCGATATTTAAATAAAGTACAATTAACGCCACAGACTATTTCCGGTGATATACAATTTAGCAGTGATGTTAATATAGATCAAGATTTAAATGTTGACGGTGGTGATATTACAACTACATCCGGATCAATTAATTTACTAAACACAAATGCATCCGTAATTAACTTTGCAGGTGCAGCAACTGATTTACAAATTGGATCAACTACAGGCATAACAACAGTTAATAATAATTTAACAGTTGATGGAAATTTAATTTCAGGAAGTGCAACTGCTGTAAACGAAATTAAAGGCCTTACCAGTTTTATTGGAACTGGCGCAGAAGAATTTACTGTAAAAATTAAAGGCAGCACAACTGGTGCATATTTGGCTGTTGGTACTAAGAGTGATCCTGCTTACGGTATTGTAAACCAAATTTTAAAATATGATGCCAGTGGTTACTTAAAGTACTCAGTAACTGCCTCTGAAATTAAATTTAATATTGCAAATGGTTCTGCTGCTGCTGTACAAAATGATGCACTGAAAATAACAGATACTGGATATGTATATGTAGGTAGCACTATTCCAGCTACTAATTCAACAAGTGGAGCACTACAGGTCGCTGGCGGTGTTGGCATTGCCGGAAACTTATACGTTGGTAGCAATGAAACTATAACTGGTGACTTAGAAGTTCGCGGCGGCGATATTACTACTAACGCTGCAACGTTTAATTTATTAAATGCCACTGCTACTACAATCAATGCGTTTGGCGCAGCTACAACATTAGAATTTGGAGCAGCAACAGGTACAACCAACATCAATAATAATTTAGACGTTGACGGCGATGTTAATATTGATGGCGGTGACCTAACTGTAAGCACATCTACATTTAACTTAGCTAACACTACCGCCACAGTTATTAACTTTGCTGGCGCAGCCACTTCAATTAGTATTGGCGCTGCTACAGGTACTACAACTATTAATAATGCTAATACCGTAGCGTCAGGTGACCTTGCAGTTAATGGCGGCGATATTACCACAACTGAAACAACATTTAATTTATTAAATGCCACTGCGACTACTGTTAATTTTGCAGGTGCTGCAACAGCATTAAATATGGGTGCTACTACCGGCACTACTACCGTTCGAAACAATTTTGAAGTTGATCTAAACGCTACTATTAACGGCAATCTTGATGTTGACGGTGATGTCAATATTGACGGCGGTGATTTAACAGCCAGCACAACAACATTTAACTTATTAAACACCACAGTAGAAACAGGCAATGTACTTGGCGCAGCCACAACAATTAATGTTGGAACAACTGCTGTAACAGCTGGAACTTTAAAAGTTGGCCCATTAGTAACCGGCAATACATTAAAATTACAAAGTACAACAATTGGCACTGTTAACTATACAACCGATGTAACATCCGGAACAGTCAATGCTTGGCAAAGCCTAACAGGCACAATTAATATTGGGTCAAGCGGCACTGTAAATTTAGGTACAAGTATATCAGCAACTACCACAGCCGTAGTAGGCGGAGCATTAACAGGCAATACATTAAAGATTGCCAGCACTGCTGGTGGAACTGCTAATTTATCAAGTGATGTAACAACAGGAATAGTCAATGTCTTTACTGGGGTAACAACTGGCACAGTCAATGTTGCTACAGGCGGTACTAATACAATTAATGTGGGCAGTTCCACAAGTACGGTAAATATTGGCAACTTAGTTTTAACAACAGACTTAGCAGTACAATATGGCGGCACTGGACGTAGTACATTTACAGCTAATGGAGTTATATATGGTAACACAGCAGATGGATTATTAGTTACAGCGGCAAGTGTTCCTGGCAGTAATGCTACAACAAGTTATGGAATTTTAACAACAAACGGAAGTAATGTTCCTGTTTGGACAGACACAATAGACGGTGGAAGTTATTAAGGGCGGTGGGGAAACCCACCCTGACCCGCTGGGCGTCGAAAGACCTGACCCGACCTTTTTAGGATGACAACATGGCAAGTAGAATTAAACACAAGCGTTCCAGTGTAGCTGGAAGAATCCCACTCGCAGCTGATTTAGAAGCAGGCGAACTGGCACTTAACACTAATGACGGTAAAGTATATCTAAAAAAAGATGATAATAGTGTCTTAGATATCACATCAACAATTTTTAAAAATGATACCAATGTTACTGTAACTGATACAGGCGCAGACGGCACTGTGTCAGTCACCGCTGACAACGTTGAGAAATTAAGAATCAATGCAACGCAAGTTCAGTTTAAAGAAACTACAACAATTGAAAATGCCAAAGAACTTCAATTTAAAGAATTAACAGGCAGCGGCAGTAATTATGTAGGCGTTAAAGCTCCTGATTTACTGACAGCAAATTATACATTAACATTACCATCTGGTGCAGGCGGAGTTGGTCAAACATTATCCAGCGACGGTTTAGGAAACTTAGAATGGAGTGATCCAGACATCTTCGGCGGAAATAGAATTTATGTTTCTGGTTCTAAAGGTAATGATGCCAATGACGGTATTACTGCTCCGGTACAAACACTTAAAAGAGCTCTACAAATATCATCCGGGTATGTTTATTCATCTCTTGGTGCAGTTAATAATCAAAAGGTTGTGGTAGTAGTATCAACAGGCGACTATACAGAAGATAATCCGTTGATCGTACCTGATAATGTAACTGTTCTTGGTGACAGCCTACGTTCGTGCGTCATCAGACCAGCTAACGCTAACCAAGATATGTTGCGTGTTCGAAATGGTTGCTACTTCGGTGAATTCACATTCCGCGATGGATTGAGTTCAGGTAGTCCTGCGTACACTTTCAACTACGCAGTGGCATTTGACGACCCGCTTGACACTTCGGTGAGTCGTGTAGGCTACACATATTTGCCAAGCACTAAGCCACGTATCAATCAATCACCGTATGTTCAGAATTGCTCTATTATATCATTCCTTGGAGGCAACGGTGTGCTTGTTGACGGTAGTAAAGTTACTACCCCTAATACCCCAGCTGACCCATTAGAAGTAGAAAGACCAGTTTCAAGTCCTTACCCTGAACAAGGTAAGTCTATGGTTGCTAATGCGTTTACCATGCTGTCATTTGGCGGCACAGGCTGGCGAATTATCAACGATGCATACGCACAGATTGTTTCTTGCTTCCAAATTTTCATGTTGAACGGTGTATACACACAGAGTGGCGGCTACTGTTCTATTACTAACTCTGCTACTAACTTTGGTTTGTATGCTCTACGTGCTTCGGGGTATAGTCCGTTATCGTTTGCATTTGATAGAGGTTATATTGGAACAACAGGTGCGTTCGGCAGCGTTCAAACAATTACTGCATTTGGATGGAATAGACCAGAAGGTCCTGTTGAAGAATTTGTTATTAGAGTATATGATCCAACAACAGAAGCTGATATCACAGATAGTTTTAAAAGTACATTACCTGGTTTTCTTGAAGTATCATTCAACGCAGCCACTGCCGTTAGTGCAGCAACAAATATTTTTACCATCACTACTCATGGTTTCAACAACGGCGATGCTGTAATTTATAACAGTAATGGCGGCACAGATATCAATGGTATGTTTAATGGCGATACTTATTTTGTCAAATACATTAATGCAAATCAATTCACACTAACCTTTGATAACAGTTTATCAAAAGATGTTGATATTTTTGTAGTTGGTACAGGTACTCAAAAGTTTAAAAAACAAGACTATGAAATGTATGTTAATGATATTGCCGAATACCATAATACTTTTCAAGAATTAATAATTTCAGGTGGACCGTTTGTAAGTTTTGCACCAGGAGACGTAATTGAAGGTCAATCAGGCGGATTACCTAACAATGCTTATGTCTACAATTGGAATAGTGGTACAAGTACGCTAACAGTTTCTGTTAATAAGGTTACCATCGGCGTAGCATCAGTTAGAAATGTATTCTTAACTGCTGGCGAAATTACAAAAGTAGGCAGTACAGTTGTTAGCTATACTATAACAGGAACGTCTGCGTTATCTAATTTATATGCCGCAACGTTTGAAGTATTGCCTACAATTGTTGGCGGTCAATTAATTGACACTGCTAACTTAGCAGGCAAGAAAATTTATTTCCATAGACCAAGCGTTACTAATAGCTCAGGACATACTTGGGAATATGCTGGATCCGGCACAGACTACAACGCACTACCTCAGAACGGTGGACAGACTGTAAGCAGATACGAACAGTATGCAGAAAATGCAGGCCGTGTTTACTCTTCAGGCACTAACGAACTTGGAGACTTTAAAGTTGGCGACTTTATTACTGCCTACAACAGAACAGGTAACATTACATTTAGAAATAAAGTTACTGTTGACACACTCGACGTACTACGTCTTGCATTAAGTGATATTGAAATTACCGGTATTAGTACGGACGTTGACCTTGGCGAAAACGAAGTTGGTGGTCCAAGCAACGCTCGATTAAGTACCCAATTAGCAACATGGGCCTATGCAAATAACAGACTTGGCTCGTTCATTGATAAATCAGTTACCACATCAGCTATTCCGGGATCTATTGTTCAATTGAACAGTAATGGCCAAATTAATTCTGACTTAATTCCTACTCAAAGAAACTTTACCAGCTTTATAAGCCAAGGATATCGTTCTCGTTTAGCACAAGTTGATAATATTCCTGCAGGCGATATGCAATCGGGAGATATTGCCACTGAGAATTTTGAACAAATTGAAATTACGCTTAACAGTGGGTTAGCAACAAGTTTTATTGATGGTGCAACTGTAACACAGGCTGTTACCGGAGCAACCGGCCTATTAAAAGGTGACTATGCCGCAGGTACAACAGTTATACGAGTAGCCAGCGTGTACGGAACATTTGCTGTAAGTTTTGCCACTGGCGCCGCAAATACATTAACTATTGCAGGAACAGCAACAGCAAAGTATCCTACATTATTAGGCACTGCTGAAGCTACCAGTGCTAACTATTTTTTACGTGGAGCCACTTCTGGACAATACTTAATATTACCAAATAGTGGATCTTATACATTTACCAATGCAACAATCAGTACTGCATTTAGATACAACAACATTGCATATCTTAAAACCAGTGCAGCACATAATTTAGTAACAGGCAATCAAGTAAACATTGATGCTGGAACTGCAACTTACGATGCTATACCGTTTGTAACAGTTTTAGATTCAGACGAATTTTATTATTCTAACACCGCAGCTGATAGTGCAACGTCAGCAAGTACTACTGCTACAGCAACACTGGCTGGCGCAACATCGGCATTGACAATGACTGGAAGTGTAACATCTGGAGCACTAACGGGAACCATTGTTGTAGGTAATTTTGTATTTGACGTAGCTGGTACTATTCCTGTTGGTTCAAAGATTACCACTGTTAATATGGCAGCAAGTCCGCGAACATTTACAATTACATTTCCGGCTTCATCAACCGTTGCAAGTACTGCAACTGCACAATTAAAATTCTTTACTCCAACAGCGGAAACTGGAACTGTTCGATCAGTGATCACTGCCGCTGACTCATTAAGCCAAGGTACATTTAGTGAATTAAGAAGCGGAGTGCTGACTAATGTAAACAATCTTGGATTAACAGGCGGCACTGCATATGTTCCTGGAATTTATTTAAGAGTTCCATTAACTAATGTAAGCGGCAGCGGTACCGGAGCTCTTGCAGATATCACAGTTAACTCAACTGGCGCAGTAACCGACGTTGATTTAATATTTGGCGGCACAGGATATGCCAGCGGCAATGTACTCAGCGCAAGTAACACTAATCTTGGCGGCATTGGTACTGGATTTCAAATTACTGCAACTGCGGCAGAACGTCGAGTATATATTACAATCTCAGGTGGTCAATTATTTGTTGCTACACCTACAGCACCTGACTTTGCTGAAGATAACAATACTTCAAGATTTAGTATAACCTCAACTAATAGTATTACTAAAACATTTAATGCAGCACCAACGGGTACAGGCGGCAACGTAGATTACGCAACAAATTATATTACTATAGCAACGCACGGTTTAACCAACGGTGATCCAGTAATTTATGATCCAGGTGTTAATTCTACAATGGGCGGCTTAATAACATTAAACTGTTATTATGTTAAAGTAGTAGATGCTAACACTATTCAATTGTGTGCAACTTATAATGTTGCATCGGTTGCAGCATTGGCATTAGGTCCAAGCTCAACAGGAACGCATTCGTTATTCCGATACTCAGTTAACTTGACAGACAACAGTGTGTTGGCCCTGGCTCATGGATTAGTTACAGGCGATGCTGTAAGAATTACAGGCTCAAATTTATTTGAAATTGACTCTGTTGCTATATCAGATAACGATAGATTCTTTGTAGGATCGATTACTACCAACAGCTTTACATTACATACATTACGAGCTGATGCAATATTAAGTATTGCAGGCAATGTGACTAACGGTTCTGATATCACAGCCAAAGGCACAGGCACTATTACCTTTGTTGCTAACAATGTACGAATTAACGGAACTGTAAACACAAGTAGTAATAATGTATTAAATTGGAACTCGTTAGTTTCAACAAATATTGATGCAACTAATATTATTTCTGGCATCATTGCCACAACAAGATTAGCCAGCGGATCGGCAAGCAGTGATACTTTCTTAAGAGGTGACTCTGTATGGAGCACGGCTGTTAAGAGTGTTGCTGTGGCAGCGGGCTCACCAATAACAGCATTAGGCAGTGGCTCAGGACCGTATTACGGAAATGTTACTCTTGACGTAATTAAAGTTGATTCAGCAACTGGCTCGGGTGGATACTCCTCAACCGGAGCTGCCAGTTTTAATGTTTCTCAGTTTGCAGTTGGCCTTGGGGACAGTGTTTCTGCAGGACAAGTTTATATTAAAAATGGTGTTGTTGATGCAGGTACGTTAGACACCTATGACAGTTCGTATTTCTTAAATCCAAATAACTTAACAAGTGTTGTTCCGCCTAACAAAGGCGGTACAGGTTTGTTTAATTACTCAGCTGGTGACACAATATACGCAACTGGTCCTACAACAATTAACTTATTAAATATTGGCCCGGCTGATACAGTTTATACCAGCACAGGATCTATACCACAATGGAGTCCCGGACTAACACTGGGTAAATCAATTAGTGTTACTGGTGCAGAAGTTACGACTAACAGCGTCAGTGCAAGTTCGTTATTTAATACTACTACCAAAGCTCTTAATATTGGAGGCGCTGCATCCAGTGTTGTAATCGGCACAAGTTCTGCAAGTGAATCGTTAACTTCTAATGTAAAAGTTTATACTACCAGCGGAACTCCAACAACAACCGTCACAGTTGCTATGGGGCCAACAATGGCTATTTCTACAGTGGCTCGAAGTGCAGGTACTGCCACTATCACTACTACTTTAAATCATGGTTTAACAAGTGGCAATACTATTACGATTGTTGCAACGGCACCAGATGCTACATTTAATACAATAAATGCATCAGTGACTGTAACAAGTCTTACAACATTCACCTATACAAACGCTGGAACTAATCTTACAACTACTGCAGGAACTGGTAGTGTATTTGTTGGAAGCTGGGGCGTGGCATTAGCGGCTACTGTTATTGCAAGTGGAACATCTTTAACATTTGCCAGCGTAACTAATATTCAAACTGGTCAAGCTGTTAGCGGCAGTGCAAGTATTCCTACAGGAACGACTGTGATTGGTATTAGTGGTACTACTGTATACCTAAGCGATTCTCTTACTAACAGTATTACCGCAGGAACTGCCATAATCTTTACAGAAACTGTAAAGAGTCTTGGATTAAAAACTGGCGATCAAATTACCATTGCAAGTTCTGGTGTTACTAACCTTGACGGTACATGGTCAATTACAGGCGCAACAATTAATTCATCATCTTTTAGTATCACAACTGACGCCAATGTTACTGCAACTAATGTTGCAAGAGCAGGTACAATTGTAAAAGTTAATACTATACTGTTGCGCAATAGAACAGTGACCTTAGGCAGCAGTGAAGCCAGCGGCACACCTATAGCAGCTATACTAAAAGGTGAGAATGCTGTTGGCACAAACATCAGCGCAAGTAACTTTACAATTACACCGGGCCTTGCTACCGGAACCGGAACAAGTGGTAGCTTTATTGTTGCTACTGGCACAACTGGTTCCTCAGGTGCTGCTAAACAATCTGCAACATCACGATTAACAATCGCAGCCAACGGTCAAGCAACATTTGCAAATGATGTAGTTATTACCGGCGACCTTGCAGTTAACGGTGGAGATATTACTACAAGTGCAACTACATTTAATTTACTAAATGCCACAGCAGCCACAGTTAATGCGTTTGGCGCAGCCACAACATTAGAATTTGGAGCAGCAACCGGAACAACTAATATCAACAACAATTTAGATGTTGATGGTGATGTTAATATTGACGGCGGTGACCTAACTGTAAGCACATCTACATTTAACTTAGCTAACACTACCGCCACAACTATAAACTTTGGTGGTGCAGGTACTGCAATTGCCGTTGGCGCAGGCACTGGTACAACTACTATTAATCACAATGCTGCAATAACACTTGACTTAGCAGTCAATGGTGGTGATATTACCACAACTGCAACTACGTTTAATTTAATAAATGCCACAGCAACCACAGTTAATTTTGCACAAGCAGGTACTGCTATCAGTATTGGTGCTGCCACAGGTACTACTACTATACGGAATGATCTTGCAGTCAACGGTAATACAACTCTTGGAGATGCAAGTGGTGACACAGTAACAATCAATGCAGGAACACTAACAGCACCAAACACAATTACGTTTGCTGTTGATGATGCTACTACAGCTGGAATTAGTTATCCTGTTAAAATTCAGCACACTACATCTGGTACGCCAGCTGTTGGTATCGGCGCAGGCTTGCAATTTATTACAGAAACCAGTGCAAGTACTAACAAGACAGGAATGCAAATTGAAGCAGTAACTACTGATGTAACGGTTGCCTCAGAAGATTTTGACTTTGTATTAAAATTAATGCAAAATGGTTCCGCTGCCGCAGAACGTTTTAGAGTCAACAGTGCTGGCGATGGAACCTTAGTCGGCGACTTAGCCGTCAATGGTGGAGACGTTACTACAACTGCAACAACATTTAACTTATTAAACACAACTGTTACAACTGGTAACTTGTTTGGAGCAGGTACTGCAATCAGTATTGGTGCAGGCACAGGTACAACTACAATCAATAATGCTAACACAGCAGTCACGGGTGACCTTGCAGTCAATGGTGGAGACGTTACTACAACTGCAACAACATTTAACTTATTAAACACAACTGTTACAACTGGTAACTTGTTTGGAGCAGGTACTGCAATCAGTATTGGTGCAG